GACAGGTGGTGCATGGTTGTCGTCAGCTCGTGTCGTGAGGTGTTGGGTTAAGTCCCGCAACGAGCGCAACCCCTATCTGATCAATGGCATGAAAACTAGTGGGAAAAAACGAGATAACTTGGGAAGTATCGGGAAGGATTTTAGGAGGGAGTGTAATTCCATTGCAGAATCTGCAACAAAAAAGGAGGGGAATCAACCCTCCTTTTTTGTTGTTTACCGGGGTAGCATATCTAACTGTTCAGCGCATCCTTGAGACGTTTCGCCGCCGTGAACTTGACCGTTGTGCGCGCCGGGATGGTGCAGGAACCGCCGGTCTTCGGATTACGCCCGATCCGCTCGGCACGCGGTACGGGGGTGAACGTCCCGAGTCCGGGGAGGAAAACCCGATCGCCTTCCGCAAGGGCTTCCGTGAACGTGTCGATCATGGCCTTGACGAGCTTTTCCATCTCCTCTTCCGTTGCTCCGCATTCCTTCCTGAGCCGCCGTACGAGATCATACTTGTTCATGACATTCTCCATTTGTTTTTGATGCGACTGGCGCGTGTTACTGCATGACGGCCGTAGCGGGCTGCTGCTCCGAGAAGAACCGTTGCAGGTGTTCCCGTACCGCCGGTTCCTCGATCCTGTCTATCCAGTTTTTCAGGGTCTCGATGACGAGCTGGAGCTGTTCCACGGAGCACCATTCGATTTTTTGCGCCCGCGTGATGCGCCGGATGTACGTCTCGATAGCCTGATCGCTCCGGTTTCTGACGATTCCGAGATCGTGCATTTCATACCAGAGGCTTTTAATTTTCCTGATCTGCGGGTCCGCCGTCGTGCGGAAGCCCGCTTTTCTGAGCGCGGCCAATGCCCGGGCCAGTTCCTCGCCGGAAAGTTCCTTGCTTGAAGTCGTCCGGCCGCCCGTGACGCTGGAAAGGAGCCCGCGATACTCCTCGTCAGTCATACCGAGCTTGCGGCGTCCGGTCTGGAGCGCCTTGACGAGCTTCTTTGGATCGGCTGTGGTACGCATTGGTATCCCTCCATATGGAGCCGGGCGGATTGCTCCGCCCGGTTTGCCATTATGCGGATTCAGCTCCCGCGAGTTCCGTCTCGTTCAGTTCGTAGAAAAAGAGATCGGATTGTTCTAGCCTGCACCCCACGGCGGCGAGGCGTTCCGGGGGAAGCTGGCGGAGCGCTTCCTTATCCACTTCCTGCTTTGTCCTGATGCACTCGGGCATCCCCGCGTCGCGGATAAGGCCGAGCACCTGTTCCCATGTCGTTTTCCGCATGGTCTTGACGGCGGAACTTGCCCGAAAGCCGATAATGCCGAACGTGAGCTCCCGAGAGCGCTTTTTGACGAACAGCTCGGATTTTTTGGACTCCCCGAACCTGATCAGCGCCTGTTCCAGAACTTCAATGTCTTGCTTGATCGGTTCGGAAGCCTCGGCGCATTTAAGTTTCAGGGTATCGACGTCCTCTTTCAGCCCGAGTTCAAGGAGCGCAAGTTCCCGCTTCCTCGCCGCAATCTGCGCCAGCGTCGCGTCCGCTTCTTCCAAAGTCGTCACCGCCGGGATGTTCAGAACGGGTTTCACACGTTTTGCCATTGATTTCCTCCTGAGCCTTCATCAGTCCTTTAAAAAAGTTGTTTGCTGCGCTACCGGTCATATTTATTTCTGTAATCCTGCCACGTTGTTTCTTGATGTTTATTGATGTGTTCATGGCCGCACCATCCTGACCACATCCGCCGTCACCTGCTTTTCCCCGGCGCTCGCGGCAAGGTTCAGGGCGGCGATGGTCATGTTGGCGATCATGAGGGGATAGCCCATGTACACGCCATTGCCGGAACGGTCCTGCGCCACGGTGAGGCTTTCCTTGATCGCGTCGACGCCGTCCTCGGTGAATATTTTGCCGAAGTCGATCCCGGCTCGGGCGAACCGAAAGCGGAGAAAATCCGCTACGTCTTCGATTGGGGTGATATTCAGCACGTCGCACCGCTGCACAACTTCGCGCACCCCCGCGTCGGCGGGCTTCAACTTTTCCCCGAGCTCCGTCTGTCCGATCAGGATGATGGAAAGGAGCCGATGCAACCCGTCCTTCAATTCCCAGAACCGCTTGAGGCTCTTCAACGTGTGTCGGTGCAGGTCGTGAGCCTCTTCGATGATGACGCAATGATGCGTCCCCGCGCCGTGGGCGCTCTTCAAGAGTTGATGGAGCCTGCGAAAGCGCATTTCCGGAGACGACGGGACCGAAGTTCCGGGGGCGATGGTGCTGATGATGGCCTCGGCGATGTGCTGGGAGCGCATGGGCTTGCCGTTCGATTCGTTCTCGGCCATTGCCAGCGTGTACGGTTCTACGATGACGGTCTTGCCGTTTTCGTTTTTCACGCGGTCGATAAGTTCTTCCCGGAGCGTGGACTTCCCGGAACCGGACTCGCCCACCACGGCGAGGAAACCGCCGTTCGTCGCGGCGTCATACATCATTTCCCGGACGTACCGGATTTTAGGCGAGAGATAGACGTCGGCGGCGTCCTGCGGATCGGCGAAGGGATTTTTGACGATTCCGAATGCCTGCCGTGTCTTCATCGTGAGCGTTTGCTTCTTCAAGATCATGGGTTCCTCGCTTTCCGCCGTATCCCCGGCGGGGGTATCTTCATCCCCGGCAAACCGTTCCAGCTTGCCGAGGGCATAGTCGACAAGGGCGGCCTGTGCGCCGCGCTCTTCAAGCAAAGAGGCGAGCCCTTTTTTGAGCCCGGCCCAGCCCGTTTTCGGGAGGGTTCCCCGGTTCAAAAGCTGATTGACGAGCGCCGGGGAGACACCGAGCTTTGCGGCGGCCTCGCGCTGACTGAGCTCCGCCTCTTCAAAGAGCGCCTTTACCGTCGGCTCATAGGGGATTATCCGGCACATGCCGCCCTCCCTTCATTTGGCCGGAACTCAAGCCGCCGGGCGCGCTTCGGCGCGAACTTCTCGCGCATACGTTCGACCACGGCCTCGATCTCGTTTCCGGGGACGAACTCGGGGTAGACGTTCCGCAGCCATTCCGCGCATTCGTCGGTGTTGTCGTCGCGCCAGACATCCGGATGATCCCGGCGCATCATCATAGCGAAGGAGAGTCGCTTCATCGGCGGCACGTCGGCCTTTTTTTCTTCGAGAGGCAGAGGCGTCCCGGCCTTTTTCAAGTAGACGGGCGCTTCCTTCACGTCGGCCATAATGTCGATCGTGGCGTAGGCGGGCTTTCCTGCCCGGCGCATCTTGTCGGCCTCCTCCACGGATTGAACGCCGTAGGCTTCCTTTTTGATCGCTTCGAGGGTCTTTTCCGCGCGCGTCTTCGGCATGGCCTTGAAGCCTTCCCCGAAGGCCGGAGCGCCGAGATCGAACCCCGCGCCGTCGAACTGCATGGGAGGCACCTCAAAGGAAACCTTTTCGCCGTCGGGCTTTTCGAGGACGGCAATGATGCTCGGGGCCTTGTAGGGATTGAGGCGGACTGATACGGAGTCTCTGACCTGCAAACCGTGGTAGCCGAGCTCACGCAGATCGTAGCACCGGACGCCGTAGTGCGTCCGGGTGTCGGCGCTTATCGTGAAGTCGTCCTTCACCTGACACCGTACCTCGCCCCACGAGGCTACGGAACGCATGACGTCGGCCTCAGCCGTGCGGAGCTTCTCCGCAGGAATGGAAAGCCACACGTCGTTGCGGGTCTTTTTCGTCCGGGTGTGGATCGTAGTGGCACAAAAATACCTGCGCCAGCGGTCCGCAAGCGCCTGCAACTGCGCGACGTCCGGCACTTCCAGAAAGCGCAGGCGGCTTTCAAACTTGCATTCGACGATGTCCTGACACTTTTCGACCGCTCCGGTGGCGCGGGCTCTTCCCGGCACATGCTGTGCCGGAGTGATTCCCATTTGCCCGCAAAAGCCTGTGACGAGCGAAGAGGTCGGGCCGGGGCCGGGATCGGTGTAGAGGATTTCCGGGACGCCGTGCATGACGTCCTGCGGCCCCCGGTCGGTAATGGCGTCAATAAGCGTATCGAGAAAGCCCTTGGCGTCCTCTCCGGCGGCCTGCTCATAGCGCAGGTAGAAGTTGCCGGAGCAGTGATCGATCACGATATAGCGCACGATGCGCGTATTTCTGATCTTGATGAGGTTTTCGGGCTTCTTCTCGTTGTAGCTCTCTTCCTTCATGAGCCCGATATTTCCGGTACCCCGGATGCGGTACAAAACGCATACCGAGGCGTCGGCCTGCCAGAGCCTGTTGGGGTATTCCGTCCGCATACGGACGGACGGGCTCGCCACCCTGAGCTGATCCGGGTGGCACCCGTAGCGCCGCATGGCGCGGCTGATGGTTTCAACCGACGGCATGGTGACTTCTCCTGTTTCCGGGGCCGCGATGCCTTCCCCGTTCGCCTCCCAGCGCTTCACGGCGTCCTTGATGCACATGGGCCTTTTGCCGTTGGCGCGGTCGCCGCAGATGACGAGTCCCGCGATCTTTCGGCAAAGCGCCTCGGGGACGCACGTTTCGCCCTTGCCCTTGCGGGGCTTTTTGCCGCTCTCCCATGCACCGTACTTTTTCAGGTAGTTGTAAGTGGTGTTCAGGGAGCGATTCAGCGTTTCGGCAAGCCGCGCCACGATGCGCCCGCGATCCCCGTTGCACGGGTCCGCCTTTTCGAGCGCGCGGGCCGCGTCGCTTATGAGGCGAAGCTGTTCGGATGAAGGTGTGGAAGGCATGGCAAACCCCTAGTCGGTCGTTTCCTGATCGTCCGCTCCGGGGAGCGGTTCCCCATCCAGATCCGGGCCGAAGTCCGGCACAAGCTCCGCAGTAAGGTCCACGTCGATCCCGGCGGAGAGGATACGTGCGGCCATGCTCCGCACGGCGGAAGAAATCCGCTCGTGAACGTAGGCCGCCGTCTCTTCCGAATTTTCATCGTCGGCGAGGACCGCCGAACCGAATGTCGCGAGGGCTGCCACGGCGAAAACGGCGTCCCTGCACTTTTCGTCGATGATCTCCCGGTTCTTCGCGTTCTTCTTCATCTTTTTGACTTCAACGTCCGCAATGGCCGAGGAGGTGGCGACGATGAGCTCTTCTTTCAGCGCCGCGATCTGGTCGTTTCGCTCCTGCGCCACCTTTTGCTTGGTGTCCCTGTCTTTTTCGAGGTCTTCGACCTTTTTCTTGAGATCGGCGGTTTCCTTTTCGAGCTTCTTGTTGTCGGCCTGCGCCTTGGCGTGCTGGGCGCAGATGACGTCGATGGTGACGCGAAGGTCTTCCGGCGTTGAGCTCTTGAGCTCCCGGAAGATTTCCTTTTTCGTGTCTTCGTCCACATCTTTGATGGCCTTGCGGATCTTGCGGGTGTCCCGCACGGTAAGGCCGAGGTTGCGGATTTCCGTCAGGCGTTCCTCGCCGAAGGTCGCGTAGTTTTGGAGGGCTTCATAGATACTCTGGCGGGAGAAACCCATTGCGTCGCACAACTCATCAAATGTTTTCGGGGAATGGATTTCTCCATTTATTTCAAAGGTTCGTCCTTTGTAATCACCACTGGCTTTCATGGTAGAAAACCATTGAATGACTCCGAGATTAAGGCCGGAGGCAGCCGCTCGAAACCCTTGTACGCGCCCAACTTGCTGCTGAAATCTAAGATCGAGAACGTAGTCTTCCGCACGGACGGAGACGGTGCTACTCCGGACGTCTTGAAGCTCTTTTTCCGGATCGGGCTGTTTGGAGACGACGGGGGTAGAAATAACGGTGTCGGTCATAGAAGTGTCTCCTATCCGAGAAGCCTGTAGGCCCCGGTTTCGATTGTGCGTTTGAAGTCGTCCTGCCGCTGTTGCTGGTTGCGGAGGGCTATATCGTAGGCTCGGTAGGCTTTGAGCGGCCTTGCCGTAAGCGCCCATCGCCCGCTTTCGAGCTTTTGCGCCATGCCTTCGGCGGCGAGGGCGTCCATGTCCCGACAAACCGACGGGGCGGGGATACCGGTGGCGACGGAAAGATCGGTTACGGAAAGCCCGGTCACGACGTGCGGGGCCAATGTTTCGATGAGCAGAAACGCCCGTCCGAGCTGCGTGAGCTTCTTCTTTTCGGTCATGCGGGCACCTCCAGATTGGTTTCCATGTAGCCCACCTGTTCGGCGACGGCGGCGAGGTTGAAGGCGAGGATGATAAGCTGCATTTCCACGCCCATGCTGACGGTTCCGTCGATGATCCGCGCGATCTGGGAGGCCAGGCCGTCGATCCTCGCCGCCAATGGCGGGAGTTGCGCCGGGGTGTCGAGTATGGTAACAGGCCAAGAGGAATGAACAGTGTTTTCGTTTTTTCCTTCATTGCCCTTCGCCGTGCCAGCGGTGAGGGGCTTTTCGTTTTCGAACGCCCGGAAGATTTCCGGAGCCACGGCGGGGAAATGAGCCGCGAGGGTGGTTGTGCTGAGGGTACTCATGATATGTCCTTCTCGTTCTTGGTGGTGTCGTCCGGGGTATCGGCAAAGGTGTACACATCGAGCCGGGTCGGTTTTTCAATGAGGCCCTTGGACTCCTCCCCCCGATACCGATCCTTTACTTCTTCGTAGATCATCACCGTACAATCCCATGCGCAGCAGTCGCAGATGTGCGAGTCGTTTTGTCCGGCAACTAGAATGATTGCCTGAGATTCATGGCGTCCGCAGAAGTTGCAGGATACATAGCCGTCTTTATGAGTCATGCGTTTTTCTCCTTAATCTTCGGTCTGTTCTTCGTCTTTAAACCGACCGTATGCCTGTACGATGGCCCCAAATCCGATCGCGGCGAGTTCTCCGCAGATGCCGACACGTCCGGCGTCAGGGAAAAACTCGATCTCTACGTCTATCCCTCCGTTTTCCGCTACGGTGATGACGGCCTTGCGTTCCTCTTCCATTTTGCGTTGTCTCCTCCGGAGCTTGCGAAGCTCCCGTTTCAGTTTTCCGATCTTCATGTCCCTGCGCCTGATGCGCCGCATGAGCCTCGCCATGTTCCGGCTGACGGGGTGCATCATGATGCCGCCCGCTCTTCGATGACGCCTTCCTTGAGGCCGAGGAGCACGGCGGCGCGGTGCGATTCTCCCCGCGCCCCGTTCGTTCGTCCGTTCAACAGATCATAGACGTACTGCGGGGCAAGATTGTGCTTTCGCGCCCACTCGGAAATGCTGAGTCCGCGCTCGGCAAAGGCGTCCTTCACGCTTTCCCGGAGCGTCAGCGGAATGTCCGTCCTTCGGGTGTTTGTCTGGTTCATATCCCTTCCCTTTCTTGCGCCCCTTCTCGGTTCCGTGTAGGGGTGGTTTTGGAAGTTGTGGTTTTTCGTGGTTCGTTGGATCAAAAATAGATCCATAGGATCAAAAAGTCAACCATCGGATCAAAAAAACATACGAGCAGGCTATGAAAAATTTAGGTCAACGAATAAAAATGATCCGGCAAGGCATCTCTCGTGCAGTCTTTTCTAAACGGCTAGGCATAAGTCCTGTTACCCTGAAGAGGTATGAAGATGGACTACGCGAAGCAGATCCCGTTTTCCTTGAAAGGTTGATATTGGATCAAAAATTATGCCGTGACTGGCTGTTAAATGGCACAGGCCCGATGTACCGAGACGAACAATCGTGCGATGCTAACGATATATCTAGTAATAGCGCACAATTATTAGCTTCCATACATGATTTAGGAAAGGTTTCTCCCCAATTTCAGGCACGCTTAAAAAAGAATTTACCAGAGGGGAAAATGTCCGACGGTCGGACAAATGAAGAAGAGAAAAAAATACAACATACTGAAAATATTAATTTACAAGAAAACAAAAATGTCCGACGTGTCGGACAAACAGGGGATACGGATATTCTTGACCGTTATTTGAGGGCAGTAGACGAAAACAATGCCTTGATCCGGGAAAACGCCGATCTCCGTGTCCAAGCCGAGCGACACCTTTCCCGTATCCGCGAGCTTGAACGCGAAAACGAGGAACTGCGAAAGAGGGAAAAGAGGGCTACCGATAATCACGATAAGGCAAGGTGGGACAGCGTTTAACGTGATGAAGGCGTGGAAGAGTTGAGGGGCCAGCGCGGGGAGCGCCGGGTGGGTGCAGACATGTGTCAATCTTACAGTGAAAGGAGAAGATGATATTTATGCTTAAGAAAAATTCACGGAATATTCGCATGATGGGCATTCAACTTGAATTCTCTGCCCGGGGAAGAAAGGTAAAGATTCTTCCTGATATAAAAGAATGTCTTTTAAAAATTCAGAATCATCTACAGTCTAGTGGTATCTTGACGGAAAAATATCAAAATGAACGTGTAACTATTGGGCTACGGAAATTAGCTTTTTCGGAAGACCAAGAGATCGCTACTTTATTATGGGCAGCTGGAGACAGCGATGTGGTTGACCCCAGTTTTTGGAATCCGCAAAATGATACGACACGAACGGAAGCAGCTGTTGAAGGCGAAAAAGTTTCATACTCATGCCATATGGTTATTTATCTCACTCGGACAGATGCCAACAATGGTTGCTACATTGCAGCTAAAGAGGAAGTCCCGATTTTGAGTTTGGGGTTAATAAATAAATTTTTTAATAACCTTTTGCGGAAATACACCCAATACCAGCTTAAAGATGAGGACGATGCCGCATATAAAGCATATCCATTTGCAAAGATTGACACTCTTGCATCAAAAACGCTACGGGATGCTTTGGTTGGTAAAACCCCTTTTCAGGTTGAAGCCGTATGTGTCGAAAAAGCACAAAAAGCATTTGATGAAAACTTTAATCAAAAGAAGATTGCTAAACGCCTTACTATTGTCCCGTCTCCAGAATCTATACTTGGCTCATTTACAGAAAACTTTAAGTCTCTTTTGCCAAAGCTTAAAGAATATACCGAGGTTTATATTCGGTATAAAGACGAAACGAAAAAAGTTGGAAGCCTTTTATTTGAAGTAGATGAGCTCTCCAGTAATGATTTAGACACTTATTTACTTGCACAAAAATTAAATTTATGCCTTGATCAAAGTATTGGTCAGTTCTGTAAGGAAATCCATCAAGAGCTTAAAAATAGGATGAGTAGGCATGTCCTTTGTGAACATCGAAGACTTGCGATGTCCACGCATTAAGTCATGGGTGTTTAGCAGAGCATGTTAGCATGTTTCGCTGGGGGTAATATGCTTAAACATTCACGACTATTCCGCCCGCTCCTTTTTTTATGTATAAAAGGGAGTTCTCTGAACCGATACCGATTCTGGATCCCTTTGCTGAGTTCCTTTGCCGTATTAGTGTATCTTTATTGTTTTTCAAAAACACCGATTATATCCGGAACGGATTCCGTTGTCAGTCGCCTTTTATCATTTTTACAGCTATTGCCTGGATTTTATATTGCAGCACTTGCCGCAATCTCAACCTTTTCGCGGCGTCTCATGGACAAGCCGTTAGCTGGCGACAAAGTAACGCTAGAAGCCTGCGAGAATGGTTATGTGGAAGTAAGAATTTTAACTAGACGCCGTTTTTTAAGCTATTTATTTGGATATCTTAGTTTTGAAAGTCTATGGTTATTCGTTGCTTGCTGTTTTCTGCAAATAACGGATTTACACTGTTATATTCAAGAACAGTTGGTGATGCATGATTTAGTTTTATTATCTTCAAATATTGAATTAATCATATTTTACCCTGTTTTATTTTTATTCTGTCAAATGTTTATATTAACTTTATTGGGTCTTTTTTATCTATCAGATAGGATACATTGGAAAGACAAAGAAACATATGTGGATTGAATATCAATGGAGTTGCTTCGGGCGGATTTTCGTCAATTTTGTGCTTTTCCAATTACACCTCCTGCAATAACGTTGCAGGAGGTGTAATTTTTCCCCGATCATTGAAATTTTGTGTATGTTCTCCTCGAAACCCCTTTTCACCGGAGGATATACACATGGCCGAAACATGGGTAAGCCGCCCGGAGCTTGAAGAAGTGATCGGGCATGACGCGGCGGATATGCTGTGCCGCTCATACGGCGGCGTGCCGGTATACGTGCCGAGACGGGCCGATCCGGCGTGTCAGCTTGGGCGCATCCTTGGCGTATTCGCGCTGTCGGCGCTGGTTGCCGAGTACGGCGGGCTTCGGATCACAGTCCCCAACGGACGCCGTGGCGA